CAATAGAAACTATGCTTTCTACTTGGATTATCCCTCGTTTAACTGGACAGTTTATTGATCCTGTTAGCGGTAAGAAAATGCCGTCGCCTACTGATCCGAAGAATCTTTTACCTGAATTGTTTGAACGCCCTGAATTTAAAAAAAGATTTCCGGGTTATCACCCTCGTCTTGAAGCAGGTTATAACGCTATAGATATTCAAGATTATTTAGAATATGAGACTACTTTTAAAGAGTTGATGTATACACACGGATTGGATACTTACATTAATGATGCTAGTAATAGTAAGACTATGGATACATACATTGGTGATTTAATTACTGGGAATATTTCTATAGAACAAGTTCAACAACGTATAAATCAAGGTGTATCTGCTGTTATGAATGCACCAGAACAAGTTCGGTCAACTTTTACAAGTTGGTATGGGGACACTAATGGTGAGAATGCTTTACTTGCTACCTTCTTAGACCCCAATGAAGATTTGTTTGATCTTAAAAACATGGCTCAAGCGGCTATAGCTGGAGGTTATGCGATAGATATTCTTGGAGAAGAAGGTCGGATTACACAAAGTATGGCTGAAGAGATAGCTGATTTAGATTACAGCAATCAGCAATTACAGCAGGCATACACCCAGTTATCCAAACAAACTATGCTATTTGCTGAGAAAACTGGTGAACAGGAAGACATGACACTTGCTGAAGAAGGTGTTAAATCTGCTTTGAATTTAGATCAAGATGTACAAGAACGTATCGCTCGTCGTAAAAGACAAAGAATGGGTGACTTCTCAGGTGGCGGTGGTGCTATGGTTTCAGGAACAACTACAGGATTCGGGAGCGCAAATGCCTAAATATCAAACTAGCTCTTCCAAAGGGAAGGCAAAGAAAGTACCATACAAGAAGGTAAAGAAAGGTAAACGTAAATAATGTTTAACAAAGACGTACTAGAAAGAGTGATTGCCACATTCGCGCAATCGTTCCTTGCTGTGTTCACCATTGGTGACATGGGAAGCATGAAAGCGGCTGGACTTGCAGGAGCTACTGCTGTTCTCAGCCTTGTTAAGAGTGTTGTTGCATCACGCTTTGGTGATGGATCGGCTTCAGCCGCCAGCTAATGACTGACGTTACCGACCTTAAACAAGTCAAAGTATCTAGGATAACGCTTGGACTCATCATGTCTGTAGCTATCACCAGTGGAGTGGTCGTATGGAATGCGGCTAGTATCGCTGGTAGGATAGATGATTTGGAAAAACAGGTGCAGGTAATTGAAGGAAACACTGGAACAGACAGTACAGTTTTGGCAAAACTTGATGAAATATCTCAAGGGGTCATGGAAAATTCTGACGGTCTTGATGATTTGCGGAGCGCTAGGGTCGATGACCTTAGCCGTTTCACTCCTACTCATATTACAAGCGCTATGGCGGCTGATGTAGAAGCAATCAAAGAAGACGTTGAAGAGATGAAAGAGGTCATTGGCTCTATGGCTTGGGTTCCTTCAGAATTTAGTACGATCTGGGATCGTATATATCTAGCTGAAGAAGCTATCCAAAGTAAGAACTGGGGTAAAGACTTTTACGAAGAAAATGAATAAGACTGTTAAGCTAATCACAGCGATAACAGCCTTATTGGTAGCTGTGGGTACATTAATTGGAACGATTACTGTTACTCTCGGTAAGGGTGATGATGGTTACAAGTATCAAACTGTGATCCTGAATTCGCCTGAAGCATATGAGGCGTTCCTTTCTGACCATCCGGGTTAATGAAAGTCTGGATTGACCAAGACTTATGCACAGGTGACGGACTCTGTGTAGAGATATGCCCTAGCCTTTTCGACATGCATGACGATGGTCTAGCTTATGTTAAAGAAGCAGATTGGAAATCTTTATATGGACCAGATAACCCTCGTACAGATAAAAGCACTCCTCGGTTACAAATGGCTGATGGAACTGCAACAGTCCCAGAAGAACTCGCGGAAACGGCGATTGAAGCGGCAGAAGAATGCCCCGGAGAGTGCATATTCCTTGAAATAGATTGAGAATGTAGTATAGTAATTTACATGGATGTATCGCTCTAAGCTGTCCATATCCGCTAGGATCACCCACGCTCCTAGTGTGTAAGTAGTGGAGGCTGATCCAGCCTGTGACGACTGGGGATGCTAACAATAGTCACGCACCGCATAGTTCCTCCGACTGTGTGCGATAGCAAAGGAGAGGCATGGAAGACGAATTTGATGTAGACGATTCCGGTGGAATCAAGGACTTACGCGATGCGGCTGAAAGAGGTCGTAAAGCTACACAAGAACTTGAGGACATGAAACGCGAAATGGCGTTCATAAAAGCTGGGGTTGATACCGACAGCAAAGCAGGTCAACTGTTGTATAAGGCTTACGATGGGGAACTGGAAACAGAACTCATACAGGCTGAAGCTTCAGAACTTGGGATTCTTAAAGGGGATGTGCAAGCACCTCCGCAAGAGTCAACTACACGAGATGTAGCAGGTGTGCAGGAGCGTGAAGCTCTCGCAGGTGACAGTATTTCGCCAGAGGTAAACACTCAAAGTCCATACGAACAGGGGTTTCAGGAATTTAAAACTGCGTATGATGCAGGCAGGTCGAAAGAAGATTCGGCGGCACGTTTTGTACACACTGTTCTTGAAGCGGCTGGTCAAGGGGACGAACGAGTCATCGATGGTCGTTAAATGCCTACATATGTTTACGAATGCAAGGGGTGTACTCCTCCATTACTTTGGGAGTTAGTACAAAGCATGAAGGACGAACCTATAAAGGTTTGTCCACAATGTGGCAAGGAGTCCGCTAAACGGATTCTTCAGTCGCCAGCTTTAACGGCTGATGCTACTCCGAACAGGGGAAGAAATAAGATCCCTCCTCGAAGACCAAATAATAATTGGGAAAGAGGAAAGGCTGGTGAACATAGAGCAGATGGGTCATTTGTTCCATATGTTAAGTCAGATGGTGACCATATACCTATCAAAGAATTTGCTGATAATCGCTCAAAGTATGAAGGAATGTTGCGAGACAGAAAGAACAAACAACAATCCACTAAATAAAGGAGCGATACAATGGCCGTAGTCGGTTATGCAGGTAAAGTAACCTCATACGATCTTGACGTTGGCGTTAAGATCAACATGGATGAACTCATTTATATGATTTCTCCAACTGACTCTCCGTTTATCAACGGTATTGGAACTGATGGAAGGCAACTTCTTTCTAGTTCTCCCGTAGATCAACAAGAGTTTAAATGGATGGACGAAGAACTTTTGCTTCCTCGTGCAACCGTAGCTGGTACAGGAGCCGCAGGAGCAGGCGCTACAACTATTACAGTTTCAGCCGCCGACTCTTACAGGTTCCAAGTAGACGATCTTCTAAACATAGGTGAAGAAGATGCTGTCGTTAATGGTGCCATCAAAAGAATCACAGCAATTAATAACTCCACTGGTGTTATTAACGTAGCTGATTGGGCGAATGGCTCGGCATGGCCGGGAACAACCGCCGCGCACGAAGACACAGTTATATGTGTTGGTACTGCACTCGTTGAAGGTTCCGATCCGGGAGAAGCACGTTCAGCAGATCGCACGATCCACTCGAACTACACGCAGATCTTCGGACCTACACCTATCTTCATGTCACGTACTGAACAGCAGGTATCACGTTATGGTGTATCTGACGAGTTCGCAAAGCAGGTTTATGGTCGTTCAGTTGAGAACGTCATAACCCGTGAGCAGGCATATCTTTATGGTAAGCCAGTAAATGACACTACTAACAAGCGCCGTTCAACTGGTGGCTTGATGAACTTCATCACTACTAATACCGATAGCTCAACAACTACGTTGACTCTTACGGCATTAGAAAATTTGATGCAGAAATGCTATAACGCAGGTGGTATTCCCGATCTTTTGATCGCTAATCCAGCCTCGTTTGCTACCTTGAATGCTATATCAGATAGTGGTCGTGTCCGCACAACCATTGATGATCCTCGTCGTGGTCGCGTACCTGTCTCATCTGTCTTTACCGAGTTTGGTGAAACACAGATGGTAAGGAACCGCTGGTGCCACTCTGAGAGTGCATTCGTAGTCCAGAAGGAAAATGTTTCCCGAAGGATTATGCAACCACTCGTAGTCGAAGCTCTTGCTAAGACTGGCGACAGTGACAAGGTGCAGATTGTCTGTGAAGAAGGACTCCAAGTTAAGGGTCAATCTCACATGGCAAGATTCACCAGTCTAACTGGTTACACGGATACTCCGTAAGTATCCCCCCACAGTTGTTAGGGGGCGCTAGGGTTTCCCTCGCCCCCTGACAACAGCTAATGTATAACTATGCCTACTATCGCAGATGCCATTCAAGACACGAAGAGACTATTAAATAGTAATACTCGTACAGAAATAGATGCTTTAAAAACAACTCTTACTTCTGCTACTGAAGTTGATCTTGAGTTATCGTATGGTGCTGATGGTATACGAGCAGGTTCGTATCTCTCTATTAGTAGAGGTAATACTGCTCCTGAAACTGTATACGTTCACTCTCGTAATGGTTTCAATATAAAAGTTCAACGTGGTATGGATGGTAGTACTGCAACAAACTGGCAAGCTGATGGCACTTCAGGAGTACCTACTTTAATTGAAGTGGAACCACGTTTCACTGGGTATCAAATCTATGAAGCTGTTAAGCAAGCTATTCGTGCATTGCCAGAGAACTTGTTTGCCGTTGATACTTTTAGTGTTGATTTCGCTACTTCAGAGCAGGCTAAGACTGTTACGTTAGCTAATGGTTTCACTAACATTCTGTCTGCTACACGCACAGCTAGGAATGCAGAAGACCGTTTACTTAAATTTAACTGTAAAGTTCAAGAGTATGACGGTGCTTATAAGCTGGTAAGACAAGAAGGAATAGAGAAAACTGTTACTGCACAAGTTACATATAGTCATCCGTTTGTAACAGGGACTCTAAGTCTGGAAACCGATCTCGTGTCCACTCTGAAAATGTCGTCTGAGATGACAGATATTCCACCATTAGGAGCAGGAGCAATTCTAATGCTTGCTGAGGAGTCAACTCGTCTTGATCTTCATGCCGCTGGTGATTCGAGGGGTGACGGAGCCGTGAATCCCGGAGATCGTTCTCGTTATTCATTGATATTACAGGCGCAATATGATCGTCGGGTAAGTCAGGAGGCTCGTCGTCTAATGGCGAAGTATGGTTTGCGGACTGACAGTTCAGTCGGCGCAACATTTCCCACGACACTTCATGGTCATCAGTAAACATGCCGCTCCATAACAATACTCACCGAGATGCCCTTCCTATACGATTAGGTAACCGTAAGTTTAATATTGATGTTACCAGATTAG